ATGAATGGAAGTCAGAAATACTAGGATATGATTTTTTGTGTATGCATCTTTCAGAAAATAATAAATATGCAAATGAGTTGTTTGATTTATTTTATCCAGAAAGTGAGGATTAAATGAAATATAATGCCGATTTTCAATACGATTTAAAGTTTGGACAAGAAGGTGAAACTAAAATAGCAAAGTTATTAAATGATTCTTCTATTGAAGTTAAACGTGATAGACAAACTCAACAAACTGGTAATATATATATAGAATATGAATCAAGGGGTAAACCATCTGGTATTAAAACTACCAAAGCTAATAAGTGGGCATACATATTACAAGATGGCTGCATTCTTATTGTTGATACAGAACTATTAAAAAAAGCACTACGATATCTAATTAAAAATAAACTATGTGTAAAAGATATGCCTGGTGGCGATAACAATACATCGTTGGGTGTATTAGTAGCAGTAGAAAGACTAATGGAAGGATTAAGAGAAGTACAATGAAAGATGATAAAACTTGGTCATTAACAAAAGAATATGAACAAAATAAAAATAATATCATATTTAAAGATACATTCCCATTAAAACGTATTTTAAGTGATTTATCTAAAGAAAATGACAAGTTTCTCAAAAAAAGTCCACGAGAATAGCCCTAGAATCTCGTAAAATATTTTTTTAATACTAACTATCGCCTAATAAAAGATAGTGCGATGTCGTACTGATTAGAGGCGTAAACCTATATTAATGGTATAGTTAGTCTAAATCTTCTTCTATTTCCTCTTCATTTGCTTCAATCTGGTCTCTTCTGAGGTCGTGAAGCGTATGAACTGGAATACCAAACATAAATTCACCAAACATAGCAGGACTTTTATAGGTTCTTGCTACATCTCTACCGAATCTACCAAATGGAAAATAAGTTGCTAATTGATATTTAGTTAGATTTTCAAAGTCTTGATTTAATAAAGCAGTAGTTGGTGCTAAAACAAAACGTGCAATTGGTGGTGTTACAATACTTAATGGTGATAGTACTGGATGTGGGTATTGACTAAAGAATGCACGCTCCCTTTCTTCTTCATCACCAAACAATAACATAGCAGTATCTTGCATCCAATTCATTGGTGGTGATAATGCATAGTCAAAAATACTAGCAACAAATATATTAGCTAATGATAAAGCCATTAAGTCAGCAGTTAGTTGTCGTTGTGCTCTTTGTGTTTTATAACCACCAGACCACTCTTCAAATCTAGCACCTCTATATATTTTTATTCTTCTTCCAATACTATTCCAAGCGTAAGGATGAAAACGTGTCATAACTCTACCTAAAGATGTATTAGCTACATTAGGTCGTTGTGTTGCGTGATAAATAAACTGAGATGCTTTTACAGTTCTGTTAGCTAGTTGAATTAACATAGGATGGTCAAATGGTAAATTCTTACCAAACTCACCTAACATTTGTCTTGCATTAATGTATGCTGCATCCCAAGTTCTACTACGTAATAAAAACTCAGACTTTCTCATAAACACAGCACCAGCATTAGTAATAGCTTTACCTGCACCTACTTCTTTAAACACTTCTCTAGTAGTCATATCTGCAAAGTTATCAAACTCTTTATCATTTTTAGCACGCAAACCATCTTTACTCAATGTTCTGGATACAGTTTTTACTGCTTTTACTAATGGTTCTGACATACCTACCATTTGGAATCTTGAATCTTTTTGTGCTTCGTTAATTAACATATCTTCAAAAGTACCAATGTATGCTTGCCATTCTTCCCAATCTTTTCTATTTCTAATAGTTTTTGTTACAATTTCACCAGTAGCAGAATCTAAAATTTTATAGGTTGTTTTTTCACCCCATACATTATCATTCCACCAAGTATCAGACAATGCATCTGTAAATGGTTTTAATCCTACATCAGTAATGGTATTACTACCACCACCATAAATATTGGTAATAAATGTTTTAGGGTGAAACAATAATGACATCATTTCAAATTTACCTTCAAGGTCATTTAAATTTTGTCCTAGTCTTGCTATGTACATATCTCTTGCAGCTCTATTTTTAGGTGCTGCATCTAATATTTTACCACCAAATACTTTATCTAAACGTTCGGTAAACTCAATAACAGATTCATCGGTCATTAATCCATAGCCATTACCAAATCTACCTATCTTATTTATATTTTTTTCTTGTAATAATTTAGCTAAATTTTCCATTCTTAGTTCTTTGGCCATTGCTTGTGCACGTTCTAATCTTGTATCTGGGTCTACATTGTTACGTTTCATTGCTTCTATTTCTGCTCTAACTGAACCACGCTGTAATGTGTCTAATCCAATATGGTAGTCCACACGCTCTAAAAAGTCTTTTTGTTTACGCATACCTTTTACAAAACTTTTATCAAAATCATTCTTAGCATAATCTTTTAATAAATCAAATTCTTTTTGTGTGATACCATGAATATCAAAGTTACGTATAGAAGGATATCCCATTTGATTCTTAGCAACATCCATCATAAAGTATGCCCAAGATTCTGTAATATCTTTATCTGTTCTTAATGGATTTTTATTTACAAAACGTTTAATGTTATTACCTACTTTTAATGAGAGGTTACTATTGATTAAATTTCTATACATAGAACCTACATATCTATCTACGTGATTAATACCAAGGTCCCATTCAGGTAAACTAACTTCTTCACTTCTACCTTTCAAATGTCCATTATATCTTGCACTATCCATAGGTTTTTGTAAAGTAAAATCTTCTATAATAGCAAGCTCTGCTATATCATTCATTTTATCAACACCTCTGGTATTATATCCTTCGTATTTTTCTTTTAAAGATATTTCATATCTTAGTAATGCTTTTTTTAATGCTATTTCATCTCTATTGCTTGCTGCAAATTCCAAATCTATAGATGATAATATTTTAGGGTCTTTTTTAGCTTTTTCTAATTCTTTTGCTATAATTTTTTCTATAGCTGCTTCATTTTGTTCTCTTCTAAACTTAGTACCAAATGCATCTGTGTGAGGTACGTAATACTTACTAGTACCATCAGACGCTAAATATCTACCTATACTAATAATTTTTGTTAGCGGTTTATTACGCATATAATCTTCTTTTACTTTTCTAACTACAGCATATTCTTCTTTAGATAGTTGTTTAGTAAAATCAAGTTTTACTTTTTTTCCTTTAATGTTTACTTCTTTTTCAAATACACGTTCTAAATGTTCATTCAATCTTTGATAGTATCTAAAAAAGTTTACATCAGTAATAGATGGTAACTGTCTTAAAGCACCTAAAGGATTACTAGCAATTAATTCACTAAGACCAGCATATAATGCATCTACTTTTGTTTGATTTGAAAGCAATCCATTTGCATCTAAAAACGTCATTTTCTTTTGCTGTAAATCGTAAGCAATTTTTTTATCAACATATCCTTTTTCATTTGGTTTAGGTTCAGTTAATATTTCTTCATCTGTAATTTTATATTCATTAATTTTTTTACCAACTCTTACTAATTTATCTCTTAAGGTAGAAACATTACTTAGTATAACATCGTTTGCAACAGTAGTCATAATATTTGTATAAGATTCATTTATCATTTCTACAACTTGCTCTGGTGTTTTATTTATACGTTCACCTTTAACACCAGTTTCTGTTTCAAACTTAAAAGTCACACCCTCTTTAGTCATTTTATCAAACTCTGCTTTGAGTGTTTTATATTTATTTTCTATATTGATTTCTTGCTCTCTATTTTTAATACCGTCATAAAACTTTAATGTACCATCTTTAGCAGGATTAGCTTCTCTTTTTATCATAGTAAATTTAAACAAAGTTGTAAAATTATTACCTTGAGCTCTATCTTCTGGTCTAATTAAACGTAAACTTTTTTCTATTTGTTCTTCAATATCTTTTTGTTTAGCATTATTCATCTGATGAAATGCAAGCGTTAACTCGGTATTAAGTTCTATAGTACTAAAAGGCATTGTACCAACTTTATATTTAATATTACCATCTTTATCTTTTACTATATTTGTAACACGACCTAATGTTTGGTCTTTTTCTGCATTCTCAATAAATTTTAATTGGTCTTTTAATGTAGTAGTAGCAAAATGTTCAAACCATTTAGGTGCTCCTTCTATACTATACGTTCCAGTTTCTTTATCAAACTTAATAGACCTTTGTAGTAATCTTTTTACAATACCAGGTTGTAGCATAGAATCATAATAGTTCATAAAGTTATTAATATCTTTTGCAGTAGCATCACTAAACTCTTTACCTAATTGAAACCCTTGAAATGGTCTACCAGTAGTAAAAGATTCAAACTGAGCATCAATCGTAGAACCAAATCCTTTGTGAGTTTTCAAAAAGTTTTCTAATCTACGTAATACAGCTTTACCATAGTCAGTAAGATTAGGGTCTTTATATGCTTGTTCAAAATCAATCTTAGCTATACCTTCTTTATCTACTTTAATTTTAGCATATTGTTCTTCTATAACTTTTATTTCTTTTTCTTGTTTTTCTTTTGCTATTTCTTCACGTACACCTTTTTCTAAATCTTTAGCTTTTACTGTTCTAGTTTTACTTACTGGTATATCTGCATTTTCAGTAGTTTCTGGTGCTTTAATTTCATTTGTTTTGTTATATACTGCGTCTATGGTGTTAAAAAATACTTTACTATTAGCAGGGTCGATAGCAGGATTCTTAAACATTAATTGATTTTGCAATCCTTCTATAGCATTTTTAATATTTCTTACTTCTGATAGCTTTGCATTCGTATCAGCGTCATATTTCATAGTGCTTTCATCAGGAAATTTATTTTCCAATTCTTTATATATTTCTTGTATTCTATCATAACCTTGATTCAAGGTATATTCTACATTCTTTTTCAGTTTGTTATTATAAATAGCATTACCAAGTTTAGGATTCCCTTTTGTTTTTACAATAGGATGTGCGTGTAATGCAAAATCCATAAATGCATACATTTCTCTACGTACAATGTTTAATGCTTGTGGATTCTTAATACGCTTAGTTAACATAGTATTCATTACTTTTTTCATATCAAGTATAGACTCTGCAATAGCTCTGCTATTTTCACCCTGTTTCATTTCAAAGGTTTTTCTTAATATAGTTTGTAAATCTTGTATAATGTTTTCCCTTGCCATACCTTGCTTACTTAATAGCTCTATAATGTAATCTCCTTTACGTGTTAACAAATCAACACCAATAAGATTATTTACAGTTCCTCTAAGATTCTTACCACCCTTTAAATCATTAGTTAAAAACTTTACATTCAAGTCTTTGTAAAAATCTAACAACTCAAGTTCTTTAAATGTGCTACTCTTTTTAAGGTTTTGATAGGTACGTTGTAAGTATGCAACAACATTTTCTGGACTAGTAAATTTAAAGTTTAAAAACTCTCCACCCATATCTAGCTTAGATAATAATTGTGCTTGTTGCATAAAGTAATTTGTTTCTGCACCTTGCTTCATATATGGTTGCCACTGGTCTATAAAGTCTTTAGCAGCTTTAATTAATGATGGGTTTTTAATTTTTCTATATTTTCCTTTACCAGTATATCTATGCTCAGGATTTACCCATACATCTTTTTTACTTTGTATAGCTTTAGAAAATACTTTAAATGCGTGTAAACTTGTTTGTTTATTATTAGTTAATGTATACCACTTGCTAGATTTTTGCGTACTAACATCTTTCCCATTACGTTGTACTGTAAAAAATGTTTCAAATATTTTCTGTACATTATCAGTAGCTTTACCAATGTTTACAAACTCTGCACTATCTACTGCAATATTAATACCAGTATAACTTACATCTTTCAAAAATCCAAAGTCATTTAATTTAATCTTTAATGTGTATCCATTACCAATATCTAATCTACCACCATTGGTAGTTATAATATCAAATAACATTTGAAAATCTGTAGTAGCATTTACGATAGTACCTACTGCTTTCTTACCTTCATATGCAGCTTTAGCAGCTTTTAATCTTTCTTTGGTGCTAAATAATTTACTAAAAGAATCATCTTTAGTTTTTTTGCCTACTGTTTGCTCGTTTAATATTTCAGCTAATGCTCTGTCTTGTCTATTTTCTGTAGTTGCAAATCTATCTCTTAATGTTGTAATATTATTTTTATCTAAATAATCTTTAAGTTCTTTTATTTTTCCAGGATTTTCTTTTGCCCATTGTTGCCATAAACTTTTATAAGTTCCATAATAATCAAAATTAGGGTCTTTAGCGGGTTGTCCTTTTCCTGTTCCTTTAGCTTGCTGATAAGCTTCTTCTATAGTTCTTCCGTCTTTCAACCTAGCATTTAAAGCACTAAATTGTTTTCCAAAATTATCTCCTTTTGTAGATACTTCAAATCCTTCTGTTTTGCTATATGTATAAGTAGGACCACTTTTTTCTCCAAAAACTACATCAAATAAAGTTTCTGCAATACTACGACCTTGTTTATCGTATTTATTTGTCATTCTTTTTAAATCTCTAGGTGTAGCACTAATATTACCATCTTGTAATTCATATTGTATCTTAGGATTACTAAATGCTTTTTTAACTATAGGTGGTAATGACTGATATCCTGTTACTGTATCACCATCTTTATCCATACCACCTAAGTATAAATCATTTAACTCTGATGCAAAGAAATTATATCCACCTCGTTCTACAAACCCTTTAAATACCAATGCTCTTACACCACCATTACCACTATTAGGTGTACGCATTACTAAAAATGTCAATGCATCTTCTAACAAATCTAATTTTAACTTATCTGCTTTAGTCTTTTTAAGTTCTTTGTATTGTTCATACGCTTTTTCAAGAGTCATTACTTCTTGACCAACTTTTACAGGATTCTTTCTATGTTGTTCTCCAAGCATAAACTCTGTTTCTTTAAGCCCATGCATACGTTCTATACGTGGTGTATACAGCCCAGCATAGGCCTTAAATCCACTTTCTACACCTATTTGATTACTTCTACCTATAATGTATCTTGCAAGGATATTAGATATAAAATTCTGATTCTCTTTCATCACATTAAATGCGTAATCAGTTTTCTTTAATACCTCTGGTGTAAATCCTAACTCTGCTATTTCTGCCATATCTAATGTAGCAACGTCAGATAAATCTACAGTATCTTTATTTACTTGTTTATTTAGTTGGTTAACTATTTCCTTTGCTCTCTTGGTAGTAGGATTTGCTTGTAATGTATCGATTAAATCTTGTACTCTAATAGTATCAATGTCAAAATTAATATAGTCATCTCCACCTTTTAAAAATTCTTGTGTTAATTTTTCATTACCTTCCATATTTTTAATACGTAATTCTTGTATTGCATCAAAATATGTTTGGTCAAAATCTTGCAATGTATTTTTATCTAAAAACTGTTTGTATAACTTTAATTTCTTTTGTCTGTTTATTTCTATACGTTGTTTATATACATAGTCAGTAACTGATTCATTAATACCTAGTTCTTCAGGTCTAATCTTAGCAACATCAAGTGCATCTTTAAATGACCAAGTATCATTCTTACCTTCTATCAATTCATTAAGTTTTAATTTACCAAGCTGTTTAATACCACTACCATATACTAAAATATGTGTATTAGTATCCATCATTAATTTATTTAATCCAGCAGACTCTGGTTTAAATCCACCTGACTTAGTACGTATCTCTCCTCTACCCATTCTAGGATTTGCTACAATAACAGGTTTTAAGAATCCGTAATCTTTGGCCCAACCAAATTTATTACCAATACTATTCCATACATCTTCTCTAATAATAAAACCACCATCTGTTCCAGACTCTAATTCTATACCATATTTTTTTAGTTTTTTATCGGTAACACCTACTAGATTTAAATATCCATATATACCACCATCCATAACCTTAGCAAGGTCTGTTGCATCCATAGGTACTACATCACTTTGTGGTAATGTGTCATACTTGTTATCTTTTAATACATCACCATTAATCTTACCTTCAGCTATATCTTGTTTTAATTCTTTTAGTGCTTTCTTTAAATCTGCTTTATTAACAGTAGGTCGTTCTATGTACCCATTGTCTAATAGCTTATATACCATATTAGATGCCATCTCTAATTGCTCTGTTGCACTTTTCAAATATTCTTTGCTAACACCAGATTCAAGCATAGCTTCTACATAAGTATTTAAGTTTTCTTTTACATTGTTTGGTACTCTTTGTAATATGACTGTGCCTTTATCTTTAGCACCACCATAAATGTAATAGTCACTATATTCTACTAGTAAGTTTTCATATAACTTATCAAGCTCTGCTTTACTATATATATCTAAAGGTTCTTTGTATGTACCAGGATTCTTTGGGTCTTCTGCTTTTCTAATAATAACACGTGTATCCAGTCCATATCGTTCATTAATAGAGTTTTCAGCAGTACGTTCTACTAAGTTTTTACCATCTTTATCTACTTCTAGTTTAGGTTTACCCTTAGAATCTTTACCAGTACCTATTTCAACAATCTCTCCTGATGCATTAATAGCAAATTGAGAACGCTCTGCATAAGTTTTAATACGTAAGAACATAGACTTCAAAGGAACTTCTCCTACTTCATTTGTAAACTTTACCCCTTTAAATTTGCTTTGAACATAAGATTCAAACCCAGCATAGTCATTTATATTTTCATAGACACCTTCAATTAATAACTGCTTTGTATCGTATTTACCTAAGTTATAATTACTAGGTTCTTTCAATATCTGTTGATATACTTTGTCTAATGCTGTATTAATAGCTATAGGGTCATTTATATCACCATCTTTTGATTTCATATAAGCATTAAGCTCTGGGTCAAAAGAATCTAATAATCTTTTTTTAACTTCTTCTATTTGAAATTTTTCTACTGCCTGTTGACGTTCTTGTGTTTTTCTAGCAAAGTCTTTATCTGTTTCAAATCTTTTAATATATAATTCTACTGGAGTTTTACCTCTGTCCATCAATGCTTGTACAGCATCTGATTTAGTAGCTTCTTCTGATAATTCTTTTAATTGTTCTGGAGTAGCTTTTTCAATATCTATTTTCTTTTCTTCAGCTATCTTGACAATTTCTCTATCTATAATAAGTTTAGCACCTATTTTCTGTGCACGTTGTTGTTGCTGTAAGTACAGTGTATTAACGTGTTTATCAAACATTTCTTGTACTTCAGGATTCTCTTTATATATCTCAGTCTTTTGTATATCTTTCTTATATCTATTAATGTTGCTATTACCATTAGCCATAGGGTTTTCAGCAATCATCTTTCTGAACTTAATCTCTTGTGGTGATTTAGAGTTAGCACCAAAAAAGAATCCCATCATATATTCATAGACTTGTTCTGGTAATGGTAATTGATTGTACGTAGCCATACCACCTTGGAATGATGCACCTGCAATACCACGTGCAAATGCATTAGCTGCAGTTTCATTAGTTAAAGAATTATCAGCTGCATCACGTACTGCTTGCTCTCCTAGTTTTCTTGTCTTAGGATTTGATAATAACTTAGATATGTTTACATAACGACCAATACCACCAAAAGTAACCCCTGCTAATGCACCGTGCATTGTAGATTCTGCAATAGCTTTTGGTCCCTTCCATACTGAACTAGCACCTAATGCAATACCAAGATGTACACCTTCTCTAGCAAGTTGTTGAAATGTTTCATTCTTAAATAAACCTTTAGATAAAAATCCTTGTGATAATAAACCAGATGATGCAATCTTTTTTTCTATATTATCAGTAACCATATCGGCTACACGCATAGGTATAGAACGTATCTGCCAACCTTTTAAATCTTTTATTTCTTTTTCACCAGCTTTTAATGCTAACTTAACAGCTTCTTCTTGACCTTCTTCTGCTATAAACTTAGCAAATGGCCTAAATCCACCTATTTCTATCTTAGCTGCACCTTGACCCATTGATGCTGCTAAACCACTAGCAGACTGCTTTATAGACTCTTCAGCGGCCTCTGCTGCAACTATTTGGTCTGCTATCTTACTACGTTTAGTTGCTGCTTCTTTAGTTGGTCTACCTACTGCACGTTTTACTGCTAACTTAGCACCACCTCTTTTAGCTACAACACCTGGTACTGCAGCACCCATAGATAATACACTAGCTATAATATCAGGAGCAAATCCAATAAAGTGACCTACCTTATTAGCTAATGCTTCTGTTTGTGTGTCAGCTTCTGATGCCCAACCTAGTGTGGTAAATCCTTCTACGACACCAGATGTAAATTGATTTAATACGTCACGTACACTATTCTCAGACGATGCCATATCTCTACTAAAATCAATATCATTAGCTTTCATTCTTTTTTCAATGAAGTCTACATCTTCTTCTGAAAAGTCACGTGGATTAGATTTGTATGCTAAATCTATTCTAGTTAAATATGTTTGTTTATCGATTAATCTTTGTGAATAAAGATTATTCAAGTATTGCAACTGTGTATTCAATTTATTCTCCTAATGTATATAGAAGTTCGTTATAAACTTTTTGTTCATATCTATTAAAGTTTTTAGTTTCTCCACTTTCTGCAATAGATAATAAACTTTGTTTTAATTTATCTTTATTGTCTAAATATTCTTTTTCACGAGAAGAACCTGGTAATATTTGCGCAGCATCTTCTGCTTCATACTCAATAAACTTATCAACATTTTGAGATAAATCATATAAAGCTCTTCTTGTTAAAAATGTTTTAGCATTATCTGGTGTCATAACAATATCAGCTACTGCATATTCTCCAAATAAACCTTTACCCGTAGTACCTCTTTTAAATCCTGCTGGACCATATACAGGACCTTTACCTGGCAAAGTAACCATTTCTTTACCAGAAATTGGTAATTGAGTTTCTTTTCCAGTTTCTAATATTTCTTGAGGTCTTTCTGGTTTAAACCCTTCTGCTCTTCTAACTCGTTCTTTTACTTTTGATAATAATGTATCTGTGCCTTCCATTTTATCTTTAACTTTTTCTTTTTCCAAGCCGTATTTAAACTCTGCTAAAGATTTTTCATTTTCTAATTGTAACATACTTTTCTTTGCATACATTTCCATTTCTCTTCTAGGTTCATTAAACCCTCTGAGTGCTTGTAATAATGTAGCTAAGCTTTGTATTGTTTCGTTGCTTGCCATTTTATATTCCTCCATACATATCTAATAACGATTTACCATAACTTGATTTAATACCATACTCAGAAGCATACTGGTCTAATTGGAATCCAGCTGATTGTATATCTCTAATAGCAGACGCTTCTCTTTGTTGCATCTGGAATGCAGATTCTCTAGCTTGTAATGCTCTTGCTTCTTGTTGTCTTCCAAACTCTGCTTGACCTTCCATTAATGCTTGCATACCAGAACCACTACCTGCTAATCCTGTCATACCTACCTGTCCTTGTAGTTGTTGCATTCCTAGTCTTTGTTGTTGTATAGCACCAGCTTGTTCTAATCCTTGTGCTTCACCTAAAAATTGTCTTTGTGTAGCAAAATCTGCACGTTCTGCGGAAGCTGCTTGTTGTAATGCACCATACTGTTGTCCTAATAAACTTTGTGCTCTTCTTCGTTTAGCTGCTCTACGTTTACGCTCTCTTCTACTGCCGAAAAAACCTGATATTCCTTGAGCAATAGATACTGCTGTACTTATTGTAGTAAGTGGTTCCATTTTATTCCCCTCCCTCAAACGGCTCAAATACTTGGCCTAAATCATTCATAACATTTAATATATTAAAACTATTACCTGCAACCTTTGATGCGTTTTGCTTTGCTTTAATTAACATAGCATCATTTTGACTCATAGATGGTTGTTGCTTTTCTAAATCCATTATAGCTTTACCAAAGTTTTCTACACGTTTTGGTGTTTGTTGCTTCCAAGCTGATGCACCACCTTGACTATTTTCATTTATTTCTTTTACTGCTTCCATATAATTTCCTTCCTTCAATGCGTTATAAGCTGATGGAAACTTTTTAGTCCATCCTGTTCCTAACTGATAATTCACAGACGTTAAAGCAACTTCAAAATCTTCGCTATCAATACCTAAATCTTTTGCTTGTTGTGATGCTGCATCCATAGCAGTAGCCACATCGTTTCCAAACCAGTCATCAGTAGTTTGTTGTGTTAGTTTAATTACATCACCTTTCTTGTCAACTGCTACTTTTCTTTTCATACCATTAATTATTTTTTCTTCATACCTATCTATCTTATATGAAGATAATTCATCTTTAGTGAGCAAATGCCCAATACCCCCAGTAGGTTTATCTAATGTATCTAAATATATTACATCCATAAAACCTTCTTCTGTTTTCAATTCCTCTTGTATTTTCGCTAGCTTATCTTGTGCCATAGCTTATCCTGTTGTTAATTTTTTAATTGCTTCACTTACTATTTCATCTTCTTTAGGTGCAACATCACTCATGTCTCCACCTGTAAAAAATCTTGTTACACCTGCTGCTTGTGCAGTTGCTTTAATAGCATCTAAATCGTAATTAGTACCAGGTATATCCGACATATTTATATTACTATAGTTATATCCAGTTGATTCAGACAATGCAGGATACATCATACCACCATTAGGAGACATAGTAACATCATAAGTATTTTCTAAATATAATTCTGAAGTTCTGTCCATTACATCTTCTTCTGATATAGGTAACTTTTCTTCATCTAACATCATACGTGGTTCCATTTCAGGTTCTTCTGTAAATATAGATTTAACCATAGGTCTATCTGGTTTTGGTAAAGGTTTTCCTACTAAAGGTTTATTAAACGTACTATCTTCATAAGTGTCAAATCCTGTTTCTTCTATTGGACCCATGTCCATAACATTGTCTCCAAGAAGTTCATCTTGTTGTTCTTTTGTTACACCAGAATACTTATCCATTAAAGCTGATTTATCTCTTTTAGCTCTTCTTGTTTTCATTTTATTTACAGCACCTTCTAATGCATACATAGCTTCTTGTCCTGTTTGATATCCTAATATACCTGCAGTAATGTCATCAATAACACTACCTTCATCTTTTTTCTTTCTATAAATTTGGCTTAGCTCTCCACGAACTTGTGCCATAATTAAATCTGCTCTACTTGCCATTATTCCTCCTTATGGTGCAAAATCCGTACCTATACATGTTATATCTAAATCAGTATTAGGCACACTATTGTTTGTAAATGTTATTGTTTGTGCATTGTTATCGTCAATGCTTTTTAATCTTTCATACTTAAATCTTAAATAATACGTGCTAGCATTAGCTATAATTACAGATGTAGTATACGTATCACTTGTACTAGGTGTAGATGATGTACTTGCTGCTACCAATATTCTTCCATTCAAACCTGATTGACTACATACTATTGTAGTATTATTAATACCATTTGTTAATGTAATAGTTTTACCAGGTGAATATGCAACACCATTATATCCAGAAGCTTCTATAGTAAAATTTGTTGGTACATCAGACCAAGCTGTTCCTGCTGCAGCAGTAGTTCCTGAAACTTCAGAAGACCAAGCTCCATTATGAACATTATTTTTGCCTCTAGCTCTATATACGTACGTTGTACCTGCTGTTAATCCAGTATTATTGTATGTTGTAATTACATCATCATCTGCTAAACTACCATTAGATGTTGGTGATATAGTAGCTATAGTAGAAAAAGAACCACTACCAGTTTTACGTTGTATTTCAATATTTCTTGCTACTCTCATATCTCCTTCTACTGTAACATTAATTTGTGTACTACTTATCACACTTAAAGTAACAGTTGGTGCTAACGATGCTGATGCTATTACATTAGATAATACGCCAGTGCTACTTACTTCAAATACTTTATCTATTGTTCCATCCATAGCAAAAAAATTATCTGTAGCAGAACCCTCTTCAAATGCAGTACCATCAAATGGTGTTGTAGCATTTGAGTTGTTATATAATATATCACCATTAGTAAAATCAGTATTATTTAAATATTTTGTAATTACAGAAGTAGAATCATATGCACCACCTACATCTGTATACTCTGCTGCTTCTACTAACTCACCATCAGCATATCCACGTTGACTAGGGTCTTGACTTTCTAAGTATGTAATGTTGAATGCAGTACCTAAAGCATTTGTTGTAATAGGTGAACTATCTGCACTATTTGTACCAAAAGAGTTTTGTGCAGTAATTCTATATACATATTGTGTACTAGCAGATGTAGAGGTATCTGTAATAGGAGAGCTACCAGAAGTAACTATGGTAGTTTCATTTGTTCCTGAAGTCCACTCAGAACCTTCTCTTCTTTTAATAGTAAAAGAGTTTTCATTAGATACACTAAATGTTATTACTACGTGTGTATTACCACTTAATGCCACACTAATAGAAACACTGGGAGTACTTCCTGTGATAGTTCCTGTACCTGTATTTGATGTAGCTATCGCAGTAGTGTCAGTACTATTAGCTAATCCAGTCTTATGCCATTCATTCATTCCTTTAATATACAAAAACTTAGAACCTTCAAGATTTACTAACACAGTATCTCCAATGCTACCTTCTGAATTACTAGGAACAGTATTTTGTTCTTTAGCAGGAGTTTGATATTGCTGTCTAGCTTCTTGCATCTTTTTTAATTTTTGTATATTATTCAACAAATCCATTATCTTTTAACCATTTCTCTGTAAATTATTTGCATATCATTTATTTCAAACTCATCATCTATTGCACTAGCTCCATGTTGTGCAACTTGTAATGTAAATGTTTTAATACCTTTAAATCCTGCAGGCATTGATATTTTTTTAGTAGTAAAAGAAGATGACGCTTCTAATGTATCTATATCAATAACACTACCACTATCTGCTATTGCTCTAATCTGTACTCTTTCTGTATTAGGTTGTTTATAGCTAATGTAAAGAGTGTTTATATTTTTATTAGTATCAGGATTACCAAAGTCTAATTCTTTTGTTTGTAGTAATATTCCATTATCACCTAAGTTTACATCAAATGCAGCATCATCCCATTTTTTTAATGTACTAGTACTTCCACTGTGTTGTAAAAACAACATATCTCCATTATTATTAGTTACAATGTTTGACATATTAGCTAGGGTAACATCTACAAAACTCCAAGATTGTGACTTAATATCAAATTGTAGTAATTGATTATCTTCACTATTAAAAATAAATATAGACTTTTTATCAGGATAATATCCTATTACTGCATCATTGCTATAATAATCATTCCTCCAGTTAGCTAATCTTGGTTGCCCTGTTTCATTTAAATTAATATCTATTACTCTTTGTCCGTCATATAAAAATACAGATGATTGATTAAACCAGGATACAAAGCCTTCACCTCTTACTACGTGATAATCTTTTTCACATCCTCTAAATTCATAAGTACCTTCTAAAAATTCTATATCTCTTGATATATTTATAATATATAATGTGTTTCTTTTAAATTGTAATAGCTGATTATTCAATGTTTCTAATGCTATTATTTCATCACCGTCATTTATTTCTACATCTATAAAATTGTCAGGTCTAAACGTATCAAATTTGTTTACATCAGATTTTAACACTGTATCACTCTTTACTTCTCTTCTAGTACCATCATATAACGCTACATTGCCTATATAAGCTCTTCTATTAGCTATAGCAGACGTTTTAAAGCTTGACCCTTGTCTACCTATGGCTGACTGATTAAAGTTCAAATATGGCTCATTTTGGGATAAAGAAAGTAATTTCTTACCATCTATAATATCAGAGTTGTTATTATCTGGATGTATGTAATATTTTCTGGTAGAAGTAAAATCACCAAATCCAGTGTAATTACTTTCACCATTATAACGTATTCCTTTTTCAAAATTTATCTCTGCAAACAAATATTTTTGTCCAAAAGAATTGTTTTCATTTAATGCCCAATATAAATTAATACCAGATTGTCTAGGTTTTTGAGGCATTCTACCTGCTAACATAAAAAATAATGGTCGTTTATATATAGTAGTAGATAAAGCAAATACTCCTCCAGTAGGTTGTTTTATATCTCCTATATATACTGGATATGATTCTTGCTCATCATACACATTAGATGCAAATAATGCGTAAGTAATTCCAGAGCCATTACCATAAACAGAAATATAACTATCTCCACCATAAGCTAAGTCTCCTGCAGTAGAACTATCTTCATGAAACCAAGCATAGGCTGCAAATCCACCATATCCATCTGCTATTGCTGAAGTATTATCATCTAATATTCCGTGTAATCCTGCCCTTGTACTAGGAGTACCAGAGTCAATTCTAATAGCAGTTACATTAGAAGGATAACTTAAATTAGGATTTAATACAATTTCTGTTTGTGCTAATGTTTGTTTACTTAAAAGGTTATTATCTTTTACATCATATGCATATCCATCTGTTGCTAAATATAATGGTGCTATATAAGCATCGGATACAAAATAACTATTATATGTTTTTGCTATTTCATCTTCAGTATCTGTTATACCGTCACCAGATGCTAAACTTCCATCTAAGTTACCTAAGTTGTAAGTCTTATTAATATATCCATACCATTTAGGAGTATTATTAGGTATACCTCCACTACCATCATCAGTTTTTGTAGCAGATAATCTTATTTGACCATCAACTACAAAAGCATTTAACGGTGATGCAGTATTACCATAACTAAATTGTGCAGTATCTTTATCCCCAGTTAAATTATAAAAATCTACATTAGTTGCATTAGCATCATTAATTAACAATAGTTCATTAGATGCTATAGTTCCTGCATTGTCTATATCTCTATCTAATGTCAAATAAGTAAGTCCATTACCTATATTGAAAGTAGAATGTGTTTCAGAATAATTATATGTAAGTGGTGGATTAGATGTTATAAAATCTTTAACACTACCAAACAATCTTAACTTACCTGGTATTTCATTATCTAATCCATTTAATGTTTGAAATTCATTATCAGCAATATCTCTTGGATTAGTATTGTTATTTAGCCCACCACTAAAATTATTTACGTTTATACTTCTTTTTGGCATTTGTCTTCTTCTTTTTCTTTTTTAAGTTGTACATTCTTCGAGTATTGTTAATACTTTCACCTTTCATTTTACTTGGTGCCATCTATTAACTCTCCCCATAAGGTTGTTTTACCATTAGTTATCTCTACTACTTCTACTTTAAACTCACCATTGTCAAACCAGTCAACAATAGCAAATGCGTGACCCCAGTTATGCAATCTACCCTTTAACCACTTGTTATTCTCATGTGACATATCTTTTAAACATCCCATAGACCAAGCACCAATGTTGCCATCAAACTTTGTCATAGTATGTCGTTGTATGTCGTGGGTATGTCCATACATAACATTCTCACCATACGACTCTAAATGTTTTTTAGCATGATACGTAGTCGCATACGCACCATGAAAGAATACCAACTTACCTACTTGGATTGGTAAGTTGTATTCTGTGTATTTGTATCCTCTTTCTTTGATTTTACATGCTTTAAAAAAACTGTAATCACTAAGATAAGGGTACTTACTAGAAAAATTATCCAACCAGAGGTCGTGGTTACCTTGGAGTAAATACTTTTCTTTACATCCAACTTTTTTAAGTACTTCATCCCACTCGTCTAATCCTTCATTTACTAGTCTTATATCTTCATCTACTAAAGGTAGTTGAAACTCTAAAGGTGGTAGTTTTTTATCTTTGTACTTCCAAGCAGAACAAGATTCCCATTCTCCAACATCTCCCAGGTTTACAAACACCTTGGGTTTAACTTTGAGTATTGCCTTCTTAACACATTCTACTGCAGCTCTATCCTCTAATGGATAATGCTGGTCAGGTATTACGATACCACGTTTTTTAAGTTTCAATGAAACCTCCTATTATTTAAGTGCTTTTTTAATTTCTGCAAACAACTTGTCGTCTAATTTATTTGAAGACTTAGATACTAAGTGTTCTCCTAAATGTAATACGATAGCTTTCAATACTTTTTCAGTACCTAGTTTTGCAAGTAACTTTCCTAAAATTGGTCCCATTATTTTACCTCACAATCTTCTTTGCAAGCTTCTAGGCCTTTCATATATCCTTGATGCTCTACAATCATTTGTTTAACTTCTCCCAATCTACCTTGGGCTTCTTGTATCTCTCCAACAAGAGTGTTGTGCTGTTCAACTAAAGTTTGCATTTTAGTCTCAGCTTCTTGTTTTAGGTCTACTTTTTTTTCTTTTGCCATTTTACTGGTCTCCTTGTTTTATTATCGATAAGCTTTTGTTTTCTTAGCTACCTTTTTAGGTTGCTTAGAATGTTGCTTTCCTTTTTTAGTATCTTTTCTTTTTTTACGTGTAGTAGCTGCATACTCTGCATCACTTAATGCTTTGATTGCAGCATCAGGTAAATAACGTTCACCAGTTTCTGATGACTTTTTACCAGACTTTGTTCCCCACTTTTGCTTAGTCCATTTTTTTAAACTTTGTTGTGACTTAGCTAATGCCATTACTTATAGCCTCCACCTGCTGCTTTATATCGTTTAGCAAGCATTTGTGCTTTACGAGCAGACCATTGTCCAGGTCTTCCACCTTTACTACCAGCTTTAATTACTTGAAACAATCGTTTACGCATTGATGGTTTAGTATAATTACCAGCTTCATTTACTTTGGATTTAGCTTTCTTTGGCATTATTCATAACTTCCAATTTTACGTTGTTTTTTTATTTTTTTTATAGACTTACTTTTTGATATATAAGCTTTTCTTCGTTTTATTTTTTGTTTTCTTTGAACTAAGTCTGCAGCAAGCCTAGGTTGCTTTGGTGTTAATGCTTTATCAATAGCTCCATCATTCATGTTGTCAGTACTATTCATCCCCTTACCTGTTTCTGTTTGTGCATAATTGTCAGTACTATTCTTTTGTTTTTTTGGTCTACCGACTTTACTACCGTATGTTCCTTTACCTTGTGGCATAATGCCCTCCTTTTACCATTTAACTTTATTTGCCCAATATGCTGCAGACATTTTGCCTTTAGCTATATTCTTAGCGTGTCTTGCTTTAAAACTTTTTCTTCTAGCTTTCTGTGCAGATGTTTTAGGAGCTTTACCAGCACCACTAACGCCTTGTTGACCAAAACGTATAGTCTTTACCTTATCTCCAACTTTTGCAACGACTACGTGCGATTTTTTAGGATGATTAGGTGTACGTTTAGGTTTGTTATAACCAGAAACACCAGCTCTAGTTAGTCTTGAATCTTTTTTAACAGCCATTATCCTTGTCCTCTACTACGTTTTTTATAATATTTTTTACTTATTTTATTTCCATACTTGGTATTATTCGACATTCCTTGACGAGTTTTCTTCTTACCATTCGTGTGTCTTTTTTGTGTTGGTCCGAATACTTTACGCATGATGTCAAATTTAATACGTATTTAACTTGTTTCCAAATACTTTTTATAATATGCCTAATATAGCAGCTATAACTACACCAACAGTAATAATACGTGTAATGTTTTTTTCATTAGTACGTACTCTACCATTTTGCTCTTTTAGTAATTGTTTTATTTCTTTTATATCGTTATATATATCAATTACTTGAGCTTCTATTACAGCAACTCTTTCAGTCATTTGTTCTCTGTATTCACTTACTTTCATAATTCCTCTTATGGTAAAGGTGGTCCTCCTCCACCAAAGTTTATTGTTATATCACAATCATTATTTGTTACACCATTATTTGTAAAATTTAATGTAACAGTACCAGTACCATCTTTATTTGGCTGGTGTATACATTTAAACCTGCAATATAAAGT